CGGGTCAGCCCGGCAGTCGCATTGTGTCGCAGAATGCCGGCGGTCATCCCGCCAAGCCGCTCGCCCTGCCACAGCGATTTCGCCGGGCCGGCCGCAACCAGATTGCCCTCTCGCTCGATCAGCTGGCGCCGGTGAACGAGTTTGGACTCCTGCAGCCCGATCGCAAGCAGCAGGATGCGGGCTGGGTCAGACGTCATCGCGGGCGGCAGCTCGATCAGCGCGGCGTCGATCGCCATCAGCGCGCGCGAAATGGGGGTCGGTCTATCCACGGCTGGCGCCCTCCATCGTTTTGCGATTCGCGGCGCCGAAGTCCGCGACTTGCTCGCGATCGTTCAGCACGGCAACAGCGATGTGCAGGCTGTGCACGTCGTGCGCAGTCGCCCGCAGGCTGTTTTCCATCTGATCCATCCGCCTCTCGAAGACAGACAGAACCTTGTCAAGCGCGGCGGAGAGCTTGTCCGAATCAACCGACTGCACTTTTTGAAGCGCCATGCTCTGACGCAGGTCGGCGACCTGCTCCAGGGCGACGCTCTGCAGCCGCAGAGACACTCGGATCACCGCAAAAAACGCGCCCAAAAGGCCAGCGATTCCCACGGCGATAGAGACGACCTCATGAGTAATCACTCATGGGCCTTATTTTTTGAACGACCGCTCGGAGCCTGCGGCCGCTTTTGAGGTGGTGGGCCACTGCGCTCGGCAGCAGGCTCGACAAACTCAGCCTTGCCGATCCGCACAAGCAGCAGTGCGTGATCGTCGCTGACCTCGCTCGGCACGGCGTACTCGTGGCCGGCAGCGAGAGGCTGTCCGGCCACGAGGCACCCGCGCGTTATGCGCAGGGCAGTCATTACGGGGTGAGGGCGTCGAGCATGGCGCTGAACGACTCGGGGTGCCGCACGGCGACATCGATGTCCTGATGCACAATGATCCGCACAGTGCCAGCAGCGCCGCCGGTGTAGGGATCAACCAGCACATCAAGACCGCCCCACAAACCCAGCACGAGGTCGGCGAAGTTACCGAAGATGATCGCCGATGCGGTACCAACCGCCGTGCCCTTCGTCAGGTTGCTGGGCACCGCGTTGGTGATGCCGGCCTGATAGCCGTTGAGCGGGGTGTTTCCGCCGTCCCAGATAAACCCGTTTTGATCTGTCACTTTCGATGTGGTTTTCAGACGGCCGCGAACCTTGCTGTTGGTGAGATAGCCCAGCGTGCCGAGGTCGGCATTGGCGACCGCGACATCGGTTTCGAGCTCGACGATGCGCGCCCAGTCGGGGGCCAGTCCGTTCGTACCGCCGACGACGCTACCGATGCCGGCAGTTGCCAGGATTCCGGTCGGCTGGTTCGCGCCGCCGCCCTGAATTGCGGCCGACTGCATCGCCAACCCCAGCACCGTAGCGAGGTCGCGCTGCACAAAGCTCTCGACGTCCATCGACGACTGAATCAGCAGCTTGCGGCTGATGTCAGTGAGAGCACCAACGGTTTTCGGAGACATCGGAACCTGGCCAAACGCCTGATCGGTCTCCGTCGGGACGCCACTCTCGGCAACCCAGTAAGCGGTCGCCCCGCCTGTCTGCTTCGGGATCGCGATATTCCCGCTGAGCCCGGCGAGCGTGGTGATCCCCATGCGGTTGATGACCATCGCATTGCGCAGCATGTCGATGAAGCTGCCGGCGAGCAGATTGGTGGCCACAAGGTTGCCGCCAGCGGTCGGCGTGCCCACCACCAGATCGCTTTTGAGCACGTCAAACGGCACGATGAATCCGCGTGGGGGTTTGCCCGCCTTATCCGCGGCGGCAGCGGAGCACTCCATCTCGAACCCCGCGGCGCGCTGAGCACCTGCGTCCTTCGGGTTTGCCATGGCACTGATGGCGCGCACCAGCGAATAGCCGCGGGTCTCTTTCTCGGTCATGCCGATGCTGGCGTCGGCCAGCGGTGCGCTCGCGAGCTTCTCCATCGCAAACGAGCGGAACTCGTCGGCGGATTTGCCGGACACGACAAACTCGGTCGCGTCGTTTTCGAGGCCTCGGCTGGCAAACTGCTTGCCGATGGCGATGATGTCGCTTGAGCGCTTGCGCTCGGCGTCCAGGGTGGCGGTGTGGTCTGACATGATTTCTACCTTTGGCGTTGCCGGTGTTTCCGGCGCGGGGGTTTCGGGAGTGTTTTCTGCGCGGGCCGCTTCGGGCTCCGCTGCGGTTATTTCGGTTTGCGGCTCGACGGCAGCAGCTGCAGGGTCGCCAGTGACGCTTCGGCCTACGCCTACGCTGGCGTCTGCCGGTACGCTGATGATCGATATTTCGTAGGGCTCCCAGTCGGTGACCCGGTACGTTCCGTCGCCGTCGCGCCCGGACTCGAGCTCGGCTTTGTGGATTCGGTAGCCAACCGAAACATGACGGCGGATACCATCAACAACGTCGGCAAAAACCTCAGAGGCACGCACGCCCTTCCCAAAGCGCACCAGGGCCCGGGCCACCCGGTCCGGTCCCAGCTGTACTTCCGCAATTACGCCAACGATGTCGCGGTGATCGTGATCCGCGAGAACAGCGCCGCCCGACCGCAGGCGGTCCATGCGGATGCTGCGCTCGCTATGGTCGAGAATCTCAACGCCAAAGGCGCGCTGGACAGGCGTTTCGCTGGAAAATGCGAACCACGCGGTGCGTGCGTTTTCGTCGATCTGCAGCGCGTCGCGCTGTAGCAATAGGCCACGCTGGGCCTGGGCTCCAGCGTGCAACTGTTTGGGCAGAGTGCTCATATCGTCAGACTGCCGACGAATGCGGACATCGAACAGGCAAGGCGTGTCCGCGCTACAAGATGCCAGCGACCAGCGCCTCGGCCTCACGTCTGCGGCGGCTGCACCTGCAGGTTTACCGGCCGCTGGGCCAGGTCGCGCAGCGCGTCAATCATGCTGCGCGTGGCCTGCAGATCGGCCAGTTTTCGCGTGCGGTCTTCGTCGTCCTCCGGCGGTGGCGCAGGCGGCGGCCGCCCTTGCTCGGGCATGCTGATGCCGCGTGCGGAGAGCATCTGCTCGAACTGCGCGATATCGTCGAGCACGTCCTCAATGTCGCGGCCCTGCTGCGCGGCGATCTGCTGCGGGCTGGCCAGCCGCGCATTGATCGCGAGGATCGCGGCTTCCATGTCCTTCTTCGGGTCCACCCAGGACCAGCGCCGGGGCTGCCATACGTGCGCGGAGAACTTCTCAAACCGCGCAAGCGGCAGCGGCCGGCCGCTGGGCAGCACGATGGCCTCACGGAGCAGCGCAAGCTCCAGCCATTCATCGAACAGGGGTTCGAGCAGGCTGCTGATCATCCACGCCTGGACCCCCATCCAATAGTCGCGCTCTTCAAGCACACCGGATCGGATGCTGCTGAAATTGACGCCGGTCAGATCGTTGCCGAGCGATGGATACGCGACGCGCAGACCCGACGAAATTCCGCGCAAGGCCTCTTTGCAAAAGCTGTCAAACTGGTCGTGCGGATACGTCGGATCGTAGCTTTTGAAATCGTAGCCGCTGGGCAAAACGTCGAAGGTGCCGGGGCTGGCTTCGCGCGCGAATTTGCCATCGGAGTCCTCGCCCAGGTCGGCGGGGTTGCCGTCTGGGGAGACGTAGAAACCCATCTTGCTGGCGCCCTGGCGCGCGGCGACCACCGCAGCGTGGCGGTAGGCCTCCAAATCGTGGATGCGCCGCATAACGGGCGCCATCCACGGAATGCCTCGCGTCTGCCCCTCGCGCTGGTGCAGAAACAGGTGAATCATGTCCTCGGCGAGAACTCGCTCGCGCTTACGATCTGAGAGAGCGTCAGACGGGTGGGCAGTCCAGATGTGATACGCGACCGGCTTGCCGTAGTCCGTGACCTCGACGCCCATGATGATGGCGTTGCGACCGGCCACAGCGGCGAGGTTGTAGTTGGTATCGAGCCGGTCCACGTCGATCGGCTGCAGCTGCAGACCAAACGGCCCGGCGCCGCGTCCGCGCACTTTGCGCCACAGCAGCTCGCCATCGCGCGCGACCGACAGGATGCCCGCCTGGCACAGCGCAACGAAACTGCGGCGGCCCGTGATGTCGCAGTTGGCCGGACGCATCCACCGCCACCAAGCCGCCTCGACTGCGCGGGCGGCGACGCGGTCGACGCTGCCGTCTGGATCTGCCGGGCGGCTTTGCAGCACAAAACCCTCCGGGCCAACGACGTTGCTAGCGACCATCGAGCCAAACTTTGTAGCGTATTCGTTGTTGACAAACAGGTCGCGCGACCGCGTGCGGGTCAGGTCGAGGCTGGTCCGCAGCTCGTGATCCAGGCTGCTGCGCGAGGTGACCCAGGCGGCCGTCAGTCGATCAACAATCGCGGCATCGATGCGGCGCTTGCCGCCGGCTGCCGGCAGCTCAGCGGGCGGGTTGAGTACGCGGTCAGCCGGCCGGCGCGGAATGCCACTCATCAGCCGAACCGCGTGTAGAGCGTGCTGACGACAGATGCGCCAGACTCGCGCCGCGCTTCGACGCGGTAGCGGTCGCGCAGCACCAGCAGCTCAGTGACGGGAATGCTCTTGAGCCGCCTGCCAAACAATTCCACCTCTGCGTTTGTCACGCTCGGACGCTCCAGATAGGCCTCGATCTGGTCCAGGACTTTGCGGGCGTGGCCGCGGGTGTCGAGCCCGGCCGTAGCCGCGGCAAGGTTCGGCAGCACGACAAAGCCCTGCACGTGCAGGGTGTGGCGATCGGCGCCGCGGGTGACGTACTCGACCAGGCGATAGGTGGCCTGGGGCCAGCCTGCGGTCACCGCGGCGCCGACCGCCAGCACATGGGCCGAGCCTGCAGCCGTCGCGTCGACGGTGAAGGCGCCGGCACTGCTCACAAGCGTGACTGACAGCTGCCACCCCTCGCTGGCCGGATAGTCGGGCCAGTCGCGGGTGGTGCTGTAGCTATCGCCTGCGCGCAGCGGAGAGGGGTAGGGATTCATGCAGCCTGCAGACTGCCGACGAATGCGGACATCGAACAGGCAAGGCGTGTCCGCTACGCGCAGACGATGCGCCGGATGTGCCGATCAGATAAAACCCACCGCCGCGCCAGCAGCTTGACGGACTCGCCCTGCCGGTATTGCTCACGGATGCGGATGTCACGCACGGCCTGCATTCGCGCGCCGCACTCGCCCAGGCGCGCGATGTAGGCGCGCTCACCGCCCCACTGCGCGCGCAGATCTGACTCGATGGCTAGCACCTGCGATTCTGGCAGGGCGACGAGCTCGGCGAGGCGTTGCAGCATGCACGAAATTGGGTCGGACATTGGTCACCAGTTGGTAACCCAACCACCAGGGACACGGCGGCGGGTTGTTGGGGTATGCCGCGGAGCTGCTGTCGGCTGCACTGCGGCCGGCGCCGGCGGCACCGGGACAGCCGCTGCAGCAGAAGGTGGTGGGGCGAAAAGGTCAAGCACGGCAGGCTCTAGCTTTGCTTCCAGCGCAGACCAGTCAGCGTCGCGGCGCACGTGCAGGCGGATGCGGGGATGCACCGCTGCGCTGTAGGCGTACACCCAACAATCGAACGCTTCATTGCGGACGCTCTTGTCGCGGACAATCCAGCGCTTGAGCGTGAGGTCGTAGCGCTCGCTTGCGATCTGGGCGAAAAACTCGTCCGGCATATCTCCGGGGATGTGGCAGCGGCGCTTGTCTGAATCCGCGCCGGCGTCGCCCATCAGTCGAGCAAACAGCGTGGTCTTCGCAGTATTGACGCCGAGCGTCCACAGCTGGACACCGTGCCGCTGCGTGCGGCCGCGCCAGTTGACGTCTTGCAGCGTGGGGCGTCCGATTATCGGCTTGGTCGAGTCTCGGCTGCCCTTGATTGCGATCACGCCGCGGGCCGCGTGTTTGCGCGCCCAGTTGTAGATTTCGTGCGTCCAGTTGCCGGAGTCGATCGCGATCACTTCGGGGCGGATAGGCACGCCGCAGCGGTTGGCGATGGGGGCGAACACCACCTGCTCAAGAGCCTCCCAATCCTCTTCGCGGGTGGGATCACCTGGAACTTCGACCCAGTCGACGAACCAACACACCTCGCCACGGCCCCAGCCGCACACGAGCACAGAAAATCGATTGTGCTGCACGTCGATGCCGACGGTGAGCAGCAGGCAGCCCGCCGGCAAGGTGCGCCGCTGCCACGCTTCGCGGCGCTCCATCAGCTCGCTGCTGTCGACCTTTTGGCTTTCGCTTTCGTAAGATTCGCCCAGGATCGTGTTGCTAAATGTGATGGCGAAGTCGGCATCTGTGCGAGCGCGCGTGCGCTGTTTTGATATTTCCAGCCAGGTGTCGCCCAATCCGATCGGCGAATACAGCGCGTTGATGTGATAGCTGCGGACTTCGACTCCGGGCTGATTAGGCACCCAACGGCCGGCGGCGAGCATCGCGGGTTTGTGATGCTCGGCAATCAGCGTGCCGCAGGCATTGCAGAGGTAGAGGCCGTCCTCCGTGACCTGCTCGATCACCAGCCTCTGCGATGCGCTGCAGTGAGGGCAGTCCACGTGATAGTGGCGCTGGTCGCCGGAAAGAAACGCGCGCTCAATTTTGCTCGCGCCTTTGACCGTTGGGGTGCTCACTTTAAGGATCTTGCGGCCGGGAAACGTCGTGGTGCGGCGCTCTGCAAGCTCGATCGCGCCGCCCTGGTCGTTGAGATCGTCCGGGTATTCGTCGATTTCGTCGAGCGCCAGATATTTGACCGGCGTCGAGCGCAGCGTGCTTGAGCTGTTGGCCCCGGCGATGAAGAGATGACCCGCCGGGAACGACTTGCTGAGCGTGGTGCTCCCACTGTCGCGCGATTTCGACGGCGGCATAATTTCAGCCAGCGCCGGGCTTTCGGCAATCATGTTCGCCAGCCGTTGCTTACTCCAACCCTCGCCCATCTGCACAGTCGGCTGCACCACCATGATCGGAGCCGGCGCGTGGTGAATGACGTAGCCGACCCAGTTGAGGACCGCCTCAGTGCCGCCGACCTGCGAAGATTTCATGAAAACCACTTCCCGCACCGGCGAGCAGGTGCTCAGGCATTCCATGATTTCGCGCATGTAGGGCGTCCGGCTGGTACGCCACGGCCCTGATTCATTGCCGCCCGCGCGAGGCAGCACGCGGTGCGCATCAGACCAGTCCGGGAGAGTGAGCGCCGCCGGGATCGTCCAGCCCTTTTGCCATCCGCCGCGGAACGCTTCGGAGCCGTCAGCAATGGGCAGCGGCTCAGCGCCCATCGAGGCCATCGCGGCAGCCACGTCGAGCGTCATGCAGCGGCCACGCGCGCAGGTTCCATCGAGGCAATCAGACCGCACACGCGACGAAGCTCCTCGGTCAGCAGCACGCGAACGCGGTGGTGGTCACTCTCTGCAGCAAGCTGCGTAGACAGGCGGTCCGCGATTCCCATCAGCGCTTCCTGGCCTCGCCGAGCAAGGTCAAACGCAGCCGTGTCGACGCTCGCCCGGCTGACGAGGGTTCCCGCTTTTTCTTCAATTTCCATGTGCAGCAGTCGGACGCGCTGGACCTTTTCAAGCCGGGCGGCGTTTGCCAGCGATAGGTCATCCCCGTGCGGCATCTCAGCCTCCGGCGCGCGGGCCGCCGGAGGCGTCGGATCACTGGCGGCGCGCGATCCCGCACGCCCGCCTTTTGTCGGGTGCATATCCGTGCCGAGCACCAGGTCACTCGCGCGCACCAAAACTCGACCCGTCGAATCCAGCACCAGTCGCCCGGCGGACTTCCATTTGCTGATCAGCGGCTGGCTGACGCCGCGGTGCGCCGCGTACTCAGTCACGGTCATAGTGAGATCGTTGGCGATTCCGGTGTGCATAACCTCAACCGTCCTTCCATAACCGACGGGGGCAACCTGCACCTAGCGTGCTTTTGCGGCCTCTATTACC